ATGCCATCGATTACAGCAGGTAGATATTTGTTGAAGTTACCCTCTAATTTATCTGTTGCTACTGATTCTAGTAAGTCTTGCATAATCTCTTTCTGTTCTTTGCTCAAAGGAGCAACTAGTTCAGAAATTGTTTCTTTTCTCTTTGCGGTTTCAACAGCATTTTTAATCTCAGCGTCTTTGCTTTCAACTAATTTTGCTTTTTTCTCAGCATTCGCGTTCGCTTCCGCAAGTTGTTTATCCTTCAACTCAACCACTTTAAGTAGTTTTGCAGTTTCACTTTTCTCATTCATGTAAGAGTTGTTATACTCTTCTGCAAATGTCTCGAAAATTTTACGACCAAAGTCGTTTTTACGTGCAACGTCGATGTCTTCTTTCAATTGGCTAATTTCATTGTTTAATGTTTTAGCAACTGTTTTCTCGACAACTTTAGCACCTTTTTCGATGAAGGACTGTTTTACTTTACTTAAATGTTCTTTGGCTTCACGAATTAATCTAACCTTCGTCTCTGCCAAATCTTTTTTGTCTTCGTGGAACTCAGCAATTTCTTTTGCAAGAGCATCAACTACAAATTCCTCAAGTTTGCCAAATTTACTTGACATTGCTTTTTGGTCTTCATGTAGTTCAGAAACTTCTTTGCCTAACTGTTCCATTACAAAGCCTTTAAGTAGGTCTGCGTTTTCACGCATTGCTACATGGTACTTTGCTCTGGCTTCAGCAAGTTTTTTTCTATCTTCTGCAAACTCTGAAATTTCTTCGTTTAGTTTTTCATCTAACATTTTTTCCACGGCTTCTACCATATTGGCTTTATCGTGTTCGTATTTAGATGCAAATTCTTCACGCAATTCCGCTGTGATTTGCATTTGATTTTCTTTAACTTTGGCATTCCAAGCCTCTTCGATGTCATTCTTGATCTCTTCCGAAATTGCATTCGTTTCAAAAAGTGATTTTAAAGCGTCTAACATCTGGTTCTCCTTATTTCAAACCTTTAATTACTGTCATTAAAGATTCTTTGATGTACTTCTGTGCCTTTTGATCGCCTTGGACCTGTTTAGCCAAATTTAAAGCCTGATACCCACCACGGGCATTTAGTAAATGCTCATATATTGGTGTCGGATAGGCACCAGGAGCACTTGGTTGTGCTACTACATCCACAGTAATGATTTCAAAATCTGAAACCGTATTGCTTCCGTCTTCGCTAACATTCCCTGAACCTCTTGATGAGACCCCTAATTTAACTCCGCTTTCCAGCATTGTTTTAACTAGGACTCCCATCGGTGTAGGTAATATCTTCATCTTTCCGTAGCCATTTGGTCCATCTGTCCACATTTCTGTGATCATATGGCTTACTCTGTCTAGGTTAATATTAAGTCCTTCTGGATGATCAACCTCGCCAAGAACACTGTATCCTCCGCTTATTTGATCGTTGAGAGTGTTGACAGCCCTACTAATCTCGCTTACAGGATACACTCTTTGGTTGGCGTTTCTAACGCCACCTTGAATACAAATACCTTTTAGGTAAAGGTCTTTGCCTCCCTTATCGTTCTCAGTAGTTTCAACGACCATCTTCGCTTGGTCGAATGTCAAGTTCTCACGTAAGTTTAACATCACTATCCGTTCTTAATATTATGAACCAATAATACTTTTCTTATCAGTTCCTGCTTCGCCACTGCCCTTTTTCTCAGCGCCGTGACCTTTGGAGTCTGCCTTCATAGACTTACTTGCTTTACCACCTGGAACATTCACGTTACCTGCTGAATCTTCTTTTGGTGATGCCGCTGATCCGCCTTTTTCTTCTGCAGAACCGCCTGCTATGTTAGAAGCACTTCCACCCATATCGTTTTTACCCGCTACTGGTGATTTTGCTTTGTTGTCTTCGCCTTTTGGCTCAGCAACTTTTTCTACATACTCACGCATTTGTTCTGTTTGAGATTTTGCAGTTTCCTCAACTTCTTTTTCAGTTGATTCTACTGGCATTTCTTCAACTCCAAGTTCGGAAGTTGGCTCAAGAGCCTCATCTTCCTTTTCTTCGTCGCCCATGTCACCCATTGGCTCCTCAGAATCTTCTTCGTCATCGCCTTTTTCTTCCTTGTCGCCCATCATTTTTTCAAATTCAGACTTAAGGTCGTCTAAAGCGTCTTCTAAATCTACGACTCTATCTTCGATATCTTCGTCGTCTTCACCTTTATCTTCGTCATCCTTATCGCCATCCATCGCGTCTTCAACATCATCAATCATGTCATCTGCTGGATCGCCGCCCATTTCTGGTGCTGGTGCTTCAGGTGTGATTTCTTCAATACCTTCTTCTGTTTTTTCTTCATCAGTTGCTTCAGTAGTTTCTTCATCTTTTTCTTCTTTAGATGCTTCGTCTACTTTGTCTTCTGAATCTTCTTTAGACGCTTCGTCAACTTCTTTGTCATCTTCTTTTGATGCTTCGTCAACTTCTTCGTCTTCTTTTTTCGCTTCTTCAACGTCTAATTCCTTGACGTCGTCCGCTAATAAATTTTCATAAATGTTTCTTGATTTTTCTACTACAATCTCGTGAAATAATTCTTCAGCACCTTTACGGTCTTCAGCAACTAGTTTCTCAAGCATTTCTTCGAATTTGTTACGATCTGCCATTTTGATACCTCCTATAAGTGTTTTTTTGGTAAGGCTGTCAGTAATATTTACATATAATAAAGAAAATGTGCTGAAAATAGGCTCAAAATGCGTTATTTTGAAACCTTAATGTGATTCTATGAACTGCTTACAGAAGTCTGTAACAGTCATATGGGTAAAGTTGCTAAACTTTTTAAGACTTTTTGGACAAAAGTCATCACCCTCTTTTACTACTCGTATATATCTCTTTGTGTGATTTCTCTGGGCAATAATGCCAGTTTGACGTTCCCAGTTGCCATAATAAGTAGCCTGTTCGTTTTCGCCTTTGTAATTTAAAGTACCTGCGTATAGGTTATTCACCCTATCCTCATTACCTCCTGTACCAGTAGTTCCTTTGAAATCAAACCCTAGTATATAAAAAGTATCATGCTGATGGTATGTAGCAAGGTCTAGTGCAGTAGGTCCGCTACTCCAACCCTTGCTTGGATTGAAAAAATTAAGTCCTTTGATGTCCTTGAATGTTTTATTAGGATTTGTCCATACAGGAATACGCATTTGATAGTTGGATTGTGCTATTTCTAACACCATTTTGGCATCAACTGCCACTAGATAGTCACAATCGAAATTTCTATAGATTGCATTGCATCCATAAATTTTTCCGTATTGTCTTAATGGTTCTAATGGAATATCTTTACGACTTGTTCCGTTTCCTAGCACGAATGCTACTGACATTTACTACACCTCGGCTGTATTAGCGGCGATTCCGTACATTTGTCTTACGAAATCTAAATCTTTCTCCTGCTCTTCTTTATGTAGTTCTGATGCCAGTCTCGCCTTGTTGATTTGACGTAAAGTAAGGCGTGTCTTTCTTGTGTCGCTTTTCTTCATGATACTGTCATCCATAGAAGCATCATAGGACTTATCTTCTATTGGTTCCAGTGATTCTTTATCAAAATAAAATAACTCTCGCAGTATCATATAATTATTTAGCCTTATTGCTGTGGAGTAGTGCCACCGCCACCACCTAGTGGGGTACCAGTTGCTGTATCTGGTGGAGTCGCTTCACCGCCTGCTACTGGATCTGGCTCTGCCTCTGGATCAACTTCTTCAGTGCCACCTAAGTCGGCAGTTATACCTGCTCCACTTACACCAACGCCACGCATTTCACCTGCGGCGTCTGTAGGAGGAGATTTAAGATTTTCATCATTCTCTTCTCTCCAATAACGTTCGTTCTCTGCTAGTTCTTCTGCTGACATACCTAAGAAACGTTTCATTGCATATCTATTTGAAATGAAAGGAATCGCTTGTATCTGTGTAAATGTTCCAATACGTTGATTGTCTAATTCACTTTGTCTATAACTTGCAAAGTTTTGTGGAGTCTGTAATTCTAAATCAAACATTGCAAAGTCAACGTTTGCACCTTTTTCCATCAAGTAACGTTTGAATTCTTGATCAAACTCTTCTGTTACAAGGTTTTGTAAACGTTCACAATATTTGTTAAATCTTAATTCTTGGATATATGCTGTACCTACTCTACCATCATTAAACTGACTCTGTCCTTCATCCTGTGCCGCACTTGGCAAATAAGAACTAGGAATACGTAAGCCTCTAATTAATTTGTTAGTAAAGTATTTTAGATCATCAATCTCACCTAGGTTAGTACCACCTGGTAATGTTTCTACTTTAGAACCTCTACCTTCTGCTGTTTGCGGAAAGAAGTAGTCTTCATTTGTTGATAATGGATTGTATGCACTGTCAATAACATTTGTTGAACCACCAGCCGCACTAGGAATACGTCTTTGGTGTATTTCTGTTTTTACACGTTCCACAAACTGCATTGCCAAGTGTGATGGCATATTACCTACGTCAATGTAAAACACTCTACGTTCTGGTGCTCTTTGTGTTCTGTAGATTATAATTGCATCTTCTAATAATTCTTTTTGTTTATAAACTTTAAAAATACTTTCTAATAGTGAATTACCAAATGGAAAGTTATTGTCTAATCCTTCACTTAAACTTAGATGTACAATGTGTTCCGCATCAATGGCAACTTCTCTTTGTTCAGTTCCAAATCTACTTCCTGCTTGTGATTGAGCATTACCAACCATGCCTCTTACACCACCTGTTAAGTAACCATCGCCACCGCCGGTAACGTTGCCGTTTGTTGTGTAAGGTGTTGTTGCAACCTGTTCTCTAAAATTTAAATTTACATCTCTTACAATGTATTGTTCTGGTTTCTTGCCTTCTGATTCATTAACAATAATACGTGTTACTTTTGCAGGATCAACATGAAACCACTTTTTAGTCTCTGGATCTCTAATAAAGAAAGCGTCACCAAACTTGAATACGTTTCTTAAAATACGGAACATCTTTGTTCCAAAATCGTTTAATTTACACCATTGCTGTAAGTATTTCTGTAAAACAGTTACTTCTGAATTTGTTGCTTGTTGTTTAAAGTTAATCTTAAATGATGTGTTGTTTTGTTCATTCTGTTGAGAACAAAATTCTGCAAGTATATCCAATGCGGCATTTACTTCACTGTCATTGTCCATAACATTATATTGTCCGTATCTTTCAATACGGTTAGGACTTCCAACATACACATCAGGAAGATAAGATGAATAGTTTGACCTTGCAGGACCTGGTCCTTGCCCACGTCCATTTATAGGACTGTAATTGTTACCAGTTCCTGTGCCCTGTTCAACTGGTGTAAAATATCTTTTCCAACTCATTTTATTCCTTATGCACTCGAATACATATCCGAAGTATTACTCTTTGTAGTTCTTAACAATGCACGTAGCAATTCGTTTTGTTCTTGTAGAAGTGCTAGTTGCATATTACCGCCTTCAGTATTATTT